GTTGGCTCCTTAGTTTCTCCGCACCGCTATTGCAACGGTGAGGTCGTATGTGGGTATGTCTTGTCCGCCGTAGACCGCGTTGCCTGGGCGGGCATCGGTGACTGCGATGGACGAGTTCATGATGGTGTCGACTGTTGTCATGAGATAATCGCCGGAGTCCTGGTTGCCTGGAGGAGCAGCCAAGACTCTGACGGGAATCCGAAAGTCGCCGACGTTGTATGTGAATGACGTCATAACGGGAAGTTCGATCATGACTGACATTGGTCGGGCGTTTCGGGGATCTGTGACGGGTTTGAGACCGAGAGCGGTGAGCGCGGTTGCGATTGCGTTGACTGCATCGACGAGGATTCCTGTGGCTGCCATTATGCGACCTGTGGTCTTCCGCAACCGATGAGCGCCATGATGCGTCCCATAGTTGACGGGATGGGGATTGAAGACATTGAGTCAAAACTGGCGAAAGAATCAGCGCTACCGCGTTCACGGTAGAGAGTTGCTGCGTACATTATTGCGCCCAATTTTACCGAAGCATCTGGAACTGTTGACTGCGAATCGGTGTATCCGGCTTCGCGACGCTTGCGGTAGATGTAGATATTCGCTGCGTTGACACAGACCGTAATGAAGGCGGTGTCGTTGGCGGTTGCAACGTCAATGCCAAGCCATGAGGTGACGTCGGCGGATGTGATCCATGAGACCGAAGGGGTGAACGTGACTGTCCCTGTCGCGACACTTCTTGCAACATCATCACCGGCGTCCCGATAGCAGAACTGGAAGAGGCGAATAATGTCGGAATCAAAGAGAAGGTCTCCCTCATCTGAAACTCCGACGAATTCTGCGTCTTGTGTTGAAATAACATCGAAGGTTCCTGCCATACCATGACTGATGCCTGCGATGGTGACGGAATCTCCGACTTGTATTCCTGTTTCGACGAAGGTCTGGAGAACAACAACGTCATCGAGTCGCGTATGAAACGCGATGTCGTAGGTTGCCATTGTTCTTCCAGTTCCCGTCGTGTTTGTTGGTTAGTAACCGGTTGCGATTACGAACTTTGAAGGGTCAATGACCTTCGCTGCTGCATAACCCCTGAATCCGATGGTCATCGAAGCGGTTGATGGGTTCATCAAAGTGAGCGCGCCTTTTTGTTGTTCATAGAACTCTGCACCAGATGGATCAGCGATGATGAGGGTCGATGCCTCGAAGTTGCGGTCAACTACAACGCGAAGTCCGAAGGCGTAGCCTGCGTCGGTTGTGACGTTGAGATTTCCTGCTGCGTTCATTGGTCCCAAGTTGGGGAACAAACTACGACCCGAATCGTCGGTCAATTTGATGAGGTCGCCCCATACATCGGGAGACACCATGAGAGCCGTTGGCAGGTTTCCGTTTGAGCCGTTCAAGATTGAAACTGCTGCATCTGCGATCCAGTTTGTCCAGTCTGCCGGTACTGCGGGGTTACCGAATCCGAGGTCTTCTGTGATTCCTGCGATGATTGCGTCGCAAGCAAGGGCGTCTGTGCCGAATGCGTAAATGCGACCCATGTCGTCGAGGAGCGCTGACAAGACTTCGGGCTGTGACCAGTCCATTGCCTGTTCGGACAATTCCACATATCCACCGTAGGTACCTTTTGTGAATGTCGATTCTGAGACAACAAAAGTTCCTGATTGTAGGGACGAGTTTTGTGGGCTTTGAACCGCCATTGAAACATTGGTTGTGACGACTGGACGTACGAACGATGATCCTGGGATTGCTGCCATTGAGCGAGCGCCGAGAGCGTCAACAACAGGACGACGTCCGATGAAGTTGTTGTAGATCGGGGCGACGATTGGCGTTGGGATGACACCTGGGATGTCGCCGGTAACTACGTCTGGAGCAGCAGCGCGGAGAGTTTCCCATTGTGAACCGCCAGCGATGAGGGCTGACAGATACTCGACTGCGGTTGGCATCACAAAGGCTTTCTTAGCCGATGCGAAGATTGGGGATGTTGGGATGGCGTCGGGCGCGGAGGCTTCGACTTGGGTTTCTTGTGACATGGTTTCCTCCTGGAGACTTGTGTCGGGTTGGGGTTCGGTTGCCTCTTCTTCGACCTCTTCTGGGTCGGGTTCTGAGGCTGCGATTTGTTCGATGACTGCGTCGGCAAATGCCGGCGTTGTAACCACCGAAAGTTCTTGCATTAGAGCAGACGAGACGATCATGACGCCGTTCTTGTCGTACTTGAATTTTTGCGGTACTGCACCGACGGAGACTGAGTCGTATGCAGACATCTGAATCAGTTCAACAACGTCATCGGCTTGTTTTGATTTTGCAAATGAAGCGGTAAAGCCGAGACCGTTCTCTAGGTCAATGAGTTCATTGACAATTCCGATTGGGCGTCCGTCGTGGTTTTCAAGTAGTCGCGCGGGCTTCGCATTCAAGTCAAAGGCTCCGCGCTTGAACATGACCTTTTCGCCGCCGGACACGGTTGCGACGGTGTCCCAGGGGACTGCAATGCCGGTGATGGTGCGCGGAATGGTTGCATCTCCCGCAGCCGCGTCGAGGGTGATTGGAATGGCTGTAAACTTTATCATGAAGGCATCTCCTGAGGCATATTGACTTGGGGTTCTACGAGTACGTCTGACATTTCGCCAATGGCGAGAAGGTCGTCGGTGTCGAAACAGATGAAACGTCCGCGACTTGTGACGTCATTCATTGACAGTCGTTGCGTTATGCATTCGGCGTACATTTGCGCTCCGAATAGCCAGAGATCTTGACGTGCCTGAGTTGCATTTTGGTACGTCATGGATGCGCCTGGTGTTGGAGCGGAAACAAGATATGCGGGGACAGAACAAAGACGCGACAGATCGAGCGCTTGATATTGGCGTTGTGCTGCGTTGACTTCAAGCGGGTCATGGTTGAATTCTTTGAACTCAACGAAGTTGTTCAATGCGCCAATGACGTTTCCAGCCTTGCGAGCCTGCGCCCATTGCGACGCGAGATCTCCAAGTTCTTCACCGGACATTGTTTCGCCTGCCGAAGTTTGCTGTAAATAACCAGGGACGGTCTCGATAGTTGCTGCGCGATCTGCGAACTGGTCGAGGTGGATTGCGATGTTGACTGCGCGTTGACCGGAATAGACAAGACCAGTTGTTGGTGCAAGGAATGTGATGATTTCGTTCGGGTCTAGTGGATTGCCATTGAATTGAATTTCGTCTGGCATCCCGAAGAACTGAGGACCTAATTGCTGAGGTGTTTGAATGGACGCTGCCGGTAACCATTCGAAAGACATTGGGCGTCCGTCGGTTGCGTTACGAGAAGTCACCGCCCAGAACGCGCGACCATACAACCAAAGGTCCGTGAACGTGTTCGACAGAATGAACTGACGCGGAACTTTCGGATCAGGGTTTTCCATCCATGATTCGTTCGGAACGTAGATCTCTTCATATTCTTCGGTTTGTGGATCCCATTGCTTGACGTATTGGCGGAATTCCAGACCTGAGATTGTCGAGGCGAGAAGGTCTCTCGCCCTCGACACCGTCGGAAGACTAAGGGCGGTCCTCTCAAAGGTTCCGCTCGACCATGCATACATCGGAGGGATGCCAGAAATGCCTGTACCGGCAGCGGCTTTTATCGTTGCTGATGCAAATTCTGCGGTAGTGATTTTTCGGGAGAAGAACGCCACGACTGGAGTCTCCCACAAAGTAGTTGCAAATGCAACTATCTCTCGAAAGGTTTATCTGCCGAATGCCATCGCTGCTCGTCCCGTGTTTGACGGGCGGGAAACAAGAGCCGCTGCAACAACTAGGAGTCGTGCTGCCTCGACGGGACCTGGACTCCTCTGCGAACTGATAACGATTTGCCCATTTGCCCTGGCGAGGACAGCGCGGTTGACATGAGTTGCCAATAGTTCCTCGCCTCGATGATAGATACGTTTCTCCAGGATCAGCGAACGAGCAAGACCAGTGAACTTCAACACCTCTGCATAGCCGAACACCTGGCGTCGCCGTTCCAACTTCTCTGGCGTATGGAGATCAAGCGCGGGAGAAATGGCGAGACGCAACTTGGGGTCGTCTTCCATTGCCTTATTGACATGAACCCACATATCTTTCAACGACTCTGTGGAGAACTGAACTGTCGCAATGATGTTGCCTTCCTCGGTTAGCCCACATCTGATGCCAACATATTTTGAACTATCCAAAGAACTATCCACAGCCAGAACGCCACCGGCGGGACAGTCGAATTCGGTGAACAGTTTGTCCCAGACGCCAGGTTGAATCCAAGCATCCGCCGACGATACCCACAGATTCAAATGCGCTCGAAGGAACGCTGCTCGATCAGGAGTTTCGGCTGCTGCCTGCAATGCTTCAAGGGTGATGGTTTGACCGAGCGCAGGGTTCGCATACCCATAGTTGATTTCGTCGTTCGGGTTTGCTCCGGAGGGGAGGCTCCATTCTGCAAAGTAGAGACGGGTTTGTTTCTGTTGATCTATCGCGCCAATGGCTGCCTCGCGTAGACGTTGCATTGTCTTAGACGACTCATCCCCAGATGTAGACCAAGAGGAAAGGAGCGGAGACTTGACTGCGATCTGGCTTGGTTTGCAACTGTCAAAGTAGACGTCCTCCGACACGTTCCAGATTTCGTCCAGCGCAATCAACGAGTATGTCCCGCCGTGAAGATTTGGAGTAGCAGCGCGGACTTCCCATGTTGATCCGTTCGGCATCTCAACTTTGTTGCGCCCATACGACCAAGTCACATGACCGCCAAATTGTGCTTCAAGTACCGGAGCAAGTTCACGAAAAATTGCAACCGCTCGATCAAGTTTGTTGGCAAGAGAAAGAACATGAACAGGCTCGCCCCTAATTACAGACCATTCCGTCAACGCCCAACCAATAAGAGCAGTCAAGGCAATGGACTTTCCATTCTGACGAGCAGTCGACACGAGAGACTCACGAAACACAAGGTCGCCATTTTCGTCATGAGTCAACTGACCAGCAAGTGCCAGACGTTGCCAGTCAAACAGTTTCCGACCCACCACTCTTTCCGACCAAGCAGCGACATCAGGCCCATACGAACCAGACCCCTCATGCACCGATTCCAACCTGGGCTGAACCATCCCAACCCCGAGAACTA